AACTTGGCTAAAGTAGCTAACCAAAAAGCTGGAAGAGGACGTTAATCATGACTACCGAAAAAAAAGTTAAAGTAATGCCCGCTGAAAAGTATCCTTTAGGTAATGCTAAAGAGAACAAAGACGCTAGTGCATATACTGGATTTAGTTATCCTGCAGGTGGTGGCAACGATATTGGCGTTTACAAACAACCTATGAATAACCCAGTAGCCGCTGCTAAAGATGTGACTAATAAAAGCGGTAATCCTCTGGGCGCATTTAATATTTCCGTAGCAGGCACAAGCAAAGGTAATTACACCCCAGAAAACAAAAACGGTGAAAAAACTATGCGTGGTTATGGCGCTGCTACCAAAGGCATTAAAACCCGTGGACCAATGGCTTAAGTTATGAATTACGAGCAGTTATATCAAGCAATTCAGAACTACGCAGAATCTACTGAGCAATTATTTGTTCAGAGTATTCCTACGTTTGTTCAGCAGTGCGAAGAGCGTATATATAATGCCGTGCAAATTCCAGCTATTCGTAAAAACGTTATTGGTAACTTTACAGCTGGCGACTATTACTTAGCACTGCCGTCTGATTACCTAGCTTCTTTTTCATTGGCAGTTATTGATGGAAGTGGTAACTACGAATACTTAATTGACAAAGACGTTAATTTTATTCGCCAGGTTTACCCTAGCCCTACTGATACTGGTATTCCTAAGTATTACGCTCAATTTTTACCATATACCTATATTATTGGACCAACTCCAACTTCAAACTACCAAACCGAATTAAATTACTATTACTACCCAGTATCTATAGTGCAAGGTGTTTTGTCTGGGCTTGGCACTATTACAGGTGGTTCTGGTTACATAGATGGAACTTACCAAGCTGTTAGCTTAACAGGCGGGTCTGGTCAGTATGCGTATGCAGATATTGTTATATCTGGCGGTACTGTAACTACAGTAACTATTCGTGATGGCGGTTCTTTTTACATTGTTGGTGATGTGCTTAGTGCGTCAACAGCAAATTTAGGAAACTCTGGTTCTGGCTTTTCAGTCCCAGTTACTCTAATAAATAACCCAACAGGAACGTCATGGGTTGGCAGCAATTTTGAGACTGTTTTGTTGTATGGTTCGTTACGTGAAGCCGTGGTCTTCCAAAAAGGTGAGCAGGATATGGTTGCTTATTACGAACAGAAGTACCAAGAATCTTTAGCTTTACTTATTATGTTGGGTGAAGGTAAAGATAGAAGAAGCGCATACCGTGATGGTCAACTTAGGATGCCTGTACCTGGGCCAACCAATTAATTTTTTAGGAGCAAAAAATGGCAATTACCCAAGCAATGGCTACATCGTTCAAGGTTCAACTTTTGAATGGCGAGCAAAACTTTTCAGCAGATACATTTAAATTAGCGCTGTACACAGCATCAGCTACTATTAATGAGAATACAACTGCATATAGCACAAGCAACGAAGTGCCTTCCACAGGTAACTACAGCGCTGGTGGTAATACTTTATCAGTTAGCGTAACCCCAACAAATACTGGAAACGTGGCTTTTATTTCGTTTACTAATACTTCTTGGACGAATGCAACTATTACCTCTGCTGGAGCTTTAATTTATAACAACACTAATGCTAATGCAGCTGTTGCTGTGTTGTCTTTTGGTGGTGATAAAACTTCAACTAATGGTACTTTTGCAGTGAACTTCCCAACTGCTGACGCATCTAGTGCAATTATTCGCTTAACTGCTAGTTAAGGAGCTTTAAATGGCTCTCGTCTTAAAAGATCGGGTTCAAGAAACCAGCGTTAGTACTGGCACAGGCACAGTCACGCTTGATGGTGCCGTTGATGGCTATCAATCATTTGTTGCTTCTACCCCATCTGGGTCAATTGTTTATTACTGTATTGCAGCTCAAACAGGAACTAATTGGGAAGTAGGATATGGTACGTTTACAAGTCCCGACCAATTAAGCCGAACAGTAGTTTATTCTTCATCTAACGCTAGTGCATTAGTAGATTTTCCAGCGGGTACTAAAAACGTATTTGTTACTTACCCAGCAGAACAAGCTGTATTTCAACAAACAGACGGACTAACTGAATTTAGTGAAGGTCCTATTTCTGTAGTTGGTGCTAACGCTGCTCCAGGTTCTTTTAGTTCTACATTGGCGCAATTTACTTCCAATGAGCCTAATTACTCACAGCTTTATATCCAGAACCAAAGTGGCGATGCTAACGCCTCTACGGATATTGCAGCTTATAACGAGCTAGGTGACGGCACATATTTCTTTGTAGATATGGGTATAGCTAGTAGCAACTATAACCAAGCTGGTTATCCAATATTTCAGCAAAACGATGCGTATTTATATAGTTACGGAAACGCAACTACAGTAAGCCGTTTAATGATTGGTACAGAATCTCCAGATGCAAACGTAGTTGTTTTTGCTGGCGGTGTAGATCCTAACAATACAGCACTTACTATTTCTGGTAATAACCAAAGCGCAACATTTGCTAATAGCGTTACTGTAACTAACACTCTTGGCGCTAATAACATCACTGTTACCAACTTTGCTTATGCAGGTGGCAACCTTGCTAACGCTGCTAATACTACGGTTCTTGTAACTCAGGCTTATGTTGATAATGCCGTTGCAGCTGGTCTTGATATTCATACTGCTGTTGATTTAGCAACTGTAGCTGTACTATCTGGTACTCCAACGTACAACCAACCTGGCGGTGCAGGTAATGGCGTAGGCGCAACTCTTACCGCTGCTGGCGTAGGCACATTATCTGTAGATGGTAAGAACGCTGATGCTGGGTTCCGTATTCTTGTACAAAGCCAAGCTAATGCAGTTCAAAACGGTGTATATACCGTTACTACTGAAGGTACAGGGGGTGCAGCGTATATATTAACCCGTGCAACCGATTCTGATACTTCAGCTGAACTTAGCCAAGGTTCTTACTTCTTTGTTAATGGTGGTGATACTTTAGCTTACTATGCGTTTGTAGTTAATACAGTAGGCACTATTAACTTTGGCGTTACAAATATTACTTTTGGTGAATTTAGTAGAGTACCTGCGTACATAGGTACATCTCCAATTAATGTATCTGGGCAGACTATTTCTTTAACTACCGTTCCTGTAAATAAGGGCGGTACAAACTTAACAACTTTTGTTGCTGGTGATGTTGTTTACGCTAATACCGCTAATACAATTAGCGCTTTAGCTATTGGCTCTCAGTACAACTCTTTAGTTGTTAGCGCTGGTGCGCTTCCTTCTTGGGGAACCATTGCTTTAGGCTCTGCTAATGCTGTATCTGGTACTTTAGGCCCAACTAATGGTGGTACTGGGCAATCTACTTATACGCTTGGCGATACTTTATATGCCAATGCTACAAACACCGTTGCTAAATTAGCTGGCAATATTACTACCACTAAGAAGTACTTACAACAGGTAGGCGATGGAGCTAACTCCGCTGCTCCTTCATGGGTACAGGTAGCTGCTGCTGATATTACTGGTCTGGGTACGATGTCTACTCAGAACGCTAATGCTGTAGCTATTACTGGCGGCTCGCTTAACAACGTAACTATTGGTGGTAGCACAGCTAATACTGGAACCTTTACTACTTTAAATGCAGCTAACATTACAGCATCAACTTTATTTACTGGTAACGGCTCAGCAATTAGTGCTATTAATGCCTCTAACATTTCTAGCGGAACCATAGATAACGCTCGTACATCAGCTAATACATCTAATAGCGCAAGCACAATAGTCCTACGGGATAGCAATGGTAGCTTTGGTGCAAACATTATTTCAGCTTCGTTTAGTGGCGATGGCTCTTTGTTAACTAGTATTAATGCTTCTAACCTGTCATCTGGAACAGTAGCTAACGCTAGAACAACAGCTGCTTCTGCTAATGGCGCTTCTACGATTGTTCTTAGAGATTCATCTGGTGGTTTTGGGGCTGGCAATATTACGGCTGTATCTATCTCAGGTAATGGCGTAGCACTAACAGCTATTAACGCTTCTAATATAGCCAGCGGAACTATTGATAATGCAAGAACAACCGCTGCTTCTGCTAATGGTGCAAG